ATATTTCGGATGGTCGACCGGGTATGCGTAGGTGTCGGCGATGATGTCGCAGCGCTCGTTGTCATCGCATTCCTCAAGTGGCGCACCTTCGCGCATTGCACGGTCATGGGCGCACTCGCAACACCAGCCAGCGAAGAACGCCTCACCCTCGTCACCATTGCTAGGCCGGTATTTCTGGCCGGCGAGCTCTTTGCAGGACTCGGCCCATGCTGCCGGGTAAATAGGAACGGTACGCATCAGGCTTCCTCCTTCCCACTGTTCATAGGTGTTTGACGTCCTCCCGGCCCAAGAAGGGTTGAAGGGATTCCTTCTGCAAGCGTCGCACGTCCGCGACGGAGAATGTTTATGGCTGCGTTGACGTCACGGTCGTGAATCGTGTCGCAATCACTGCATTGCCACTCTCTTATTCCAAGGCCTGCGATACCTTTCGGCCGCGAATCTGGCAACGCGCCGCAATTCGAACAGGTTTGGGAGGTGAAACTTTCGTCGACTTCCTCGTACCACGCGCCATGCCTAATGGCCTTGTACGCGAGCATTTTTCGGAAAGACGACCAGCCTGCATCAAAAACCGACTTCGCCATGCTGGTCCTGACGAGTTTGGCTGCGTTCACGTTACCTACTGCGATGTAATCGAACTCTCTGACGATGCGATCCGAGAGCTTGTGATGAAAATCGTTCCTGCGATTTCTTATCTTCGCGTAAATCGCCTTGATTCGTCGCTTCTTCTTTCCTCGCTGCGCGATCGCCAAAGACTTTTCAGAGTTTCGATAGATGCGCTGAGCCTGGATCTTCTCGCCGGTGGATAATGTCGCGAAGTCCTTGAGGCCAAGATCAATGCCGACGCCGCGCTCTGGCTGACGCGGTGAATCGATATCAGCCGGAACATCTATCACGAGATTGAGGTACCAATTTCCGCGAGAATCACGAGAGAAATTCGTCCCATCCTTGATCGTGCCTTCTGGTAGATCACGCGAGTAGAAGACGCGAAAAATATTCCCTGCATAACAGAATGCATCCCCAATTCGCTTGATCGTTCGCCCCTTAATTGGTATCCATCCGAGAGATTTTTTGCCTCTATATCGCAAGTATGGCCGCTTCTTTTGCTGCCGGCTGCTTGCGTATTGCTGGCAAACCATGTTGATGGTATCGGAGAACAGCCCAAGCTCTTTGCTGCTGCCGATTGTCAAATTATTCAAGTCGAATCCGGTTAGCCACTTCCTGCCCCACTTGATCGCGTCCTTTTGGCGATCATTGCAATAATTCCAGACAAAGTTAACCGTGCTGGCCTGTTTGTTCAGCAAGCCATGCAAAGACTTCACTCGGTAACGATAAACAAGAATCATTTTTCTTCCCCAACGTCTGGCACTGCCCCAGTGGTGCGACCGTCGATGTAGGCGATGAGGGCGCGTTTGGCGGTGGCGTACGTCTCCAAGTTGCTGTCAAGCGCCTTCACATATTCGGCAAGCAGCCTTTCAAACTCAGGCTCGTCGCCGATGCTCTGCGAGCCATCCGGAATTTCCGGAGAACTGGCGCGTTCTGCCAGCTCGCGCTCAAGCTGGCGGATACGCTCGGCATACGGGGCGACAGCCCACTGAGCCAACTTGATAGCAGTCGCATAGTCGCCGGACGTTAGACGCTCGGGGTATGCCACGATTCGCTCGTACTCGGCCATTATCGTGTCATCATCCAGAGGCGGCAGTTCTTCCCCCATAGGGGCGGAGACAGGAGCCGATTGCATATCAATAACAACGTCATGAAGCTCGATCTCTTCTCCGCAGTGTGGGCAATTGCCATCGGAGGCAGTGCGTTGTTCCAACGTATAGGGAGTTTTGCAAGCCCAACATTTCAACGACGCCGGAGGGCGTGCGCTTCCTTGATTGCGACTCATTTCGCCTCCTGTGCCGCGCTGGAGGCGATAGCTGCGCGCTGAGCCTCGATAGCGATGTCAGCGTATTTCGTCAGCCACTCGGCCCCCAGTTTGGTCTGCTTCGCTAGACGTTTACCCAGCTCGGTGGATTCGTCGCCCCAATCGCCAGCAGTCCAGATTTCAAGACCCATGTGCGCGTAGTGGCCCGGCATCGGATCATTCAGACCCACGCTACCCAGCGGACGGATGCGGGAACTGCTGACGAATGCACGCCACCGCGCCGCATCTCGTTCGGTATCCTCGCCAGCATTCGCGGCATGTGACGCTCCCTGCTGGGCAAGGGCTGCGGCAAATTGCAGGTATTTCACCTTCGTTTCTTCAGACTGCTTGTGCGGCTTGAAGTCGAAGATGCGCGCGGCAATCGCAATCACATCTCCAGGCGCAGCATCCCGGCTGGGTGCTTGGGCGCAGTGGTGGGCCGTTCCGATCATGCCGCAGTCTTGTGGGTTGCCGCATGGTTCCTTCGAACGGTCAGCGCCGCACTTCGGGCACTTCAGCAGCAACTCGGCATCAATACTGCGTGCTTGGGCGCGGTAGTATTTCGGATTTACGGCCCAATCCGACTGCAACATGTCGGTAACGCGACGCTCCTCAATCGTACTTGCCGTGGTTTTGTCCACTGACGTGTCCAATGTGGCCGCAGTCCGGAGACTATCAAATGCCCCGTCCATCTGGCTGACTGCGGGCGATGCGAGAGTGGCGCGGACAAGCACTTCCTTTGCGTACGCCATCTGACCTGACAGGCCCGGAACGTTCATCTTATTGATGACGAGGTCTAACGCATAAAGCGCCTCGTCCAAGGACACGCCCCTAAGCTTGTCCCCTGCCGCAACGCTCGGCTCTGCGCGGCGGGCGAGGGCGAACAATTTTGCCAGCAAATCTCGCCCTACAATTACGGATGGAACGTCGGGTCGAGCATTGAACTCGGCCTCCAACTTGTCCAGGTCGACGCCTGCGGTGTTCTTGTCGGTCATGCCAAATCTCCAGTTAGAATTTTCCATGCTGTTGCCGCCACTCGCGGGTCTTGTCCGTTCCCAATGGCGCGGTTCCGGTCCATCCGATCGGCCATCCCATCAGGCTTTCCCAGAAATCCGGGTTCACATACAATTTCCCGATTGGCGAGTTGCGCAATTTGTTCAGGCTTCCGCCAACCTCCTGGAAGGTTCCACCCCAATGGCTTGAGCCATGGCATGGAGTCGGCCACGATCCAGATCCTTTGCCTTCCGTGATCGGCGCCCAGGTCGTCAGATCCAAGCACTCCCCATCGCGCATCGAACCCCATCGAGGCCAGATCCCCGAGAACTCGGCCAAGTCCCCGAGCAGTGAGCATTGGCGAGTTCTCCACACGGACGAATCGCGGTCGAACTTCGCGAACGATCCTGGCCATTTCCACCCACAGTCGGCTTTGGTCGCCCTCGATGCCGGCTTTCTTGCCGGCGGAACTGATGTCTGTGCAGGGAAACCCGCCAGATACCACGTCAGCAACGCCGTTCCATGGTCGTCCGTCGAAGGTACGTACATCGTCCCAAATGGGGAACGGTGGCAGGTGGCCTTCATTCTGTCGCTGCATGAGTCGTCGGGCGCAGAAGGCATTGATTTCCACGGCGCAGACTGTGCGCTCCCCGAGCAAGTGGCCCGCGAGTATTCCGCCTCCAGCGCCTGCGAAAAGTGCCAGCTCATTCATTGCCGCCTTCCTGGGTGTTAGCTGATCCAGTCTGGAGCTCGCGAATGGCGGCAATCGCCTCATTCAGTATCGGTGCTGCGGCGCCACGGTTGCTGTCATCGATCCAAATGCAGCCAACCTTTGCGGTTGCTTCAATTGCGTCTCCGAGAGCCTGATTGCGGATTGCCTCGGCGTTCTGTGCGCCGGCAGGAGCCGGAGCGGCCAGACGGCTCAACGCATCTTCGATTTCCGCCATGTATTTGGTGTCGATTTCCTCGCGATCGATCGCCGATGCGTACACCCGATGGCATTGCGCGTGGATCAGACTCAAAACGTCAAGGCGCGTGACCGGATCGGCCTGCGCCTGTCTTGCCAGATAGGCGCGCTCGTAGTTGAGGATTACTTCGTCCTCGATGGCCTTTGCGAATTGCTGGTATCCGAACGACTTGAGCCACGCAGCAGGGCCTCCCGGCATAGATGCCCAAATGATGTCGATGTCTTCGTTATCGAGACGTTCGACGGCGACCGGATGCTCTGCTTTCGGTTGGCGTGCCAGATAGGCTGCAATCGCAGCGCGTTCGATGGCACGGGCAAATTTGATTCGGGCCTCGGCCATGTTGTATGCGCCAGTCAGCGGCAGCTCAATCCATACCCGCTCGATCTGCTCATCCGTCAGATCGCCGATCGGCTGCGATACTGCAGCAGGAGCGGCGAGAAGACGCTCGACGTCGGCGAATTTGACGTATTCGCCTTCGGGATCACGCAAGCAAGCGCCGGACTGATCGTCATACCGCATCAGCCCTTCAAGACCCGTAACGCCATCCTCGCCCATCATCTTGCCGGCCATCGACAGAATGCCGTTCAGCGTACCGGCGACAGCGTATTTCTGAGGCGATGCGCCCGGGATCATTGCAACAGCGGTGCTGACGAGGGGCTGATAGCCAAGCAGCTTAGCGCCTGCTTCTGCAAACGCGTTCGCAAGGCCAGTGCGTTTCGTTTCGAATTCAAAGTCCATGCTGTCTCTCTCAGATGAAGCCCATCAGGCGATCGATTACCGCGTCCAGATCGTCGCGGGTGTAGTTGGTCAGGATGCGTTGCAGGATCACGTTGCAGGTCGCGTTATAGAGCGTGTCGAACTCGTCCTGATCCATGCTGCCGAAACTGATGCTCTTGGCCGTCAGGCGCGTCTCGCCCTTGAGATTTACGGCCATCTCGTAAAAGCCGGCCAGCACGACGATATCGTTGCGAAACTGGTCGAAGTTCTTGCCGACGACCTGACCCTTGTAGGTGGCCTCGACCGGTTCCCACGCATCGAATGCGACGTTTAGCAGCGCGAAGAATTTTCTGTGATGCCCCGGGTTCCTATGCCGCTTGATCGCCGCGGTAACGCCTTGGCCGACTTTCAGCTTGGCGATAAACTCTGCCGCCTGCGGGTCGACCGGGATCAGCGCGCCGCCGGGCGCCTTGGTCAAGACCAGTTCTTTCATGCTGCCTCCTTGAACGCCATGAACATGTCGACCTTGGCCTGTACCTGCGCCAGGAACGCCAACACGTCTTTCTCCAACTGCGCGATATACGCGTCGTCACGGAAAATACGCTGGCGGTACAGCTTCAAGTGCTCGGCTCCGGTCTGCATACGCGGATCGTACGAACAGAAGTCGACCCAATCGAGGCCCAGCACCCACATTTGCCCGAACACTTGCGGCTTGTGGTGATCTGGCATGCCGGCTTCCCACGCCATCAAGTGGATTGCACTGTTGTGCGGGCTCTTTATTTCAATGGCCCCCTTGTCGCCCACGATGCCATCTGACGAAGCACCTACCCAGGAATGCACAGGATGCTTCTTGAAGCCGACCTCACGCACGATTGCGCCGGTTTCTTCTTCGTAGGCGGCGCGGGCGTACGGCTCTGCCTCGGTGCCCCACTGCATGGCGAAGCTGGCCGGCGTGATCACCGGCTCACCGGTAATGCGCTCAACTACCAGCTGCATCAAGTAATCCTCACGAGCTTTCAGCGGCTGGCCGTTGCGGCCGATGGCGATGATATCGGCGAACTTGGAGGCGGTGGCGTGGCCGGCACGCTCGCGCAGCCAATCAGCGCCGCCTTGGTTGGAAAGGCGTTCAAGCATTGTTCACCTCCGCATCGATGACGTTCTCGGCGCGCTTCTTGAGTGCGCCCAGGTGCGATGCAAGAGCACGGCGTTGATCTTTCGTGATCCGGCTCCATGCCTGCTCAAGCGCTTGGATCCCGGTGTCGGCAACCGCTTCCAGATCGGCCAGAAGCTTTTCATCAGCCTCGGTGAATTCGACCGTCATAGCCTGTTCTGCGACCGCCGCAGCGGTTTGGCGCGCTGGCCGCGCGTTGATGTCGACCTCTGCGATACGTTCTGCTTCATCCTGGTCGAAGATGCCCACGTAGCCAAACGCAAGGCGAGCGCACTGGATCATGGCCTTGTGGCGCAGCATGCGCTTAGGGTGTGTCTGCCACGGCTTCACGCCACGCTTGCACTCGCTCAGATACTCGGTGACGCGTGTCGGGTGGCTGCGGTCCTTGCGGAAGATGATGCAGGTGCACTTTTCCTCATCCTGCTCGAAGTCCATGCCATCAAACATCGGGTTTTCGTTGATGATGCGCGACCAGCCATCCACACCAACCACGGGCACGATGCCGTTGTTCTGGTCTGGGAACGCGTAGATTTCCTTAGTCCACGGGTTCAGGCGGTACTGATTGGCGACGATCAGCAGCGCGGACATCTGCGCATCGGAGACCTGGCCTTTGAACGCCGTCGCCTTGAGCACATTGACGAGGTCACCCGTCTCAGGAATGTTGAACAGGCCGGCTAGTTTGGATGCCTGCTGAACTACGAGTGCTGTGGACATCTTGCTTCCTTTCTGCCGAGACTGTGCCGGCGTTGGTTTCGTGTTTTGCTACAAACTCTTCGTGCCAGTCGCGCGCTTCAATCGCATCCCGCTCCCGTGCCTTACCGCGCATGGCCTCTCGATACTTGCGCTTCACTGAGGCCTCCAGATCAGTACGTCGTTCATCTCATCCAACTGCCGCACTTCCGCCACGATGAACAGGAAGGCCAGCAGGAACACTAGGGCTGCGGCGGTATGGCGGATCATGGGAGACTCCGGCCAATATCGGCTGCTGCCCGTACAATGGCGCGGC